CAACATCTTATCACGCTTTTTCATAGCTGCGTCAATCTTTAACTTACTGGCTTTCTCTGTAAAGTTTCTACCTAACATATGGTCGTATTCGTGTTGAACAATACGACTCATCATACCATCAAGTTTTGCTTCTTTAAGTTCACCATCTTCATCTGTGTACTTTAATGTAATCTTTCTTGGTCTGTTAATATTTAAAAATAAGAAAGGATAAGTTAAACAACCCTCTTTCATCAGGACAGTTTCTTCACTTGCTTCTATAATCATAGGATTGAAACATGATAGTCTTAGTCCTTTTTCTATTTGTGGATGACCACCAACTACAAACATATTGAAAGGTAAACCAACTTGGTTTGCTGATAGTCCAATACCTTGATATTTTTCCATTGCAAAGTTCATGGCCTCTGCAAGTTCCTTTCTACTTTCAAATCCTTCATCTTTTAACATTTCGTCAACAAATGGTGCAATTGCATGGTTGACTCTAGGGTCGCTTGGTGGTATTAATTTTAGTTCTTTCATGTTTGTTGTAACCTCGTAAAGTTTTTATATTTTTCATATTTAATAATATTAGTAAACTTGTCAAATAATATATCGCCTTTATGAGATATAATAAAGATGTTTTCTTTCTCAAATTGTTTGATAATTTTAAAGAAGTCGTCCATACCTTGACCATCTAAACTACTATCAAATATTTCATCTAACATTAATAGATTGGTGTTTGTACTATTTTTCATCTTAGCAATTTGTCGCCAAGTAAAAAGTAAGGCCAAGTCAATTCTCATTTTCTCACCCTCACTAAAACTATTGTAATTAAAAGTATCTCTAAATCTACTTTTTATTGTTTCGTTAAATTCTTCATCTAAATTAAAGTTAACATAGAAATCCATAGATTGCAAATGTTGATTAATCAACTGGTTCATAATAGGCAAATACTTCTTAATGATTTGTGCTTTAGCACCTTTGTCATTTAGTATCTCTCTTAATACATCTACATATTTCTTTTGTTCTTGTACTTTGTTTAGTTCTTCTTCAGCTTCTTTTAATTGTACTGACATATTAACTAAATCTTCTTTGATACTTTCAATATCATTGTTTTGTGCCATTGAAATATCACGGTGTATCTGGTCACTATTTTTCTTTATGTTTTCCAGACTTGTATGAATCTTGGCTATGTCCACATTCATCTCTTGTATCTTGTTTGTTATCCGGCCAAACTGCGTTACTTTCTCCTCTTGTTTGGAAAGTTCTTCTACGAGCTCTCGCAAGCCGCCTGATAGTTTCGAAATGGTTTGGTGTTCGTGGTTGCATTTTTGTTCCTTAAAATCTGCATTTATGGATTGTGTACAAGTAGGACAATTATCATTCTGTTCAAAAAATTCTAATGTCTTTTTGTGTGATGATAGATTTGTTTCTATCTTAGCTTCTAATTTTTGTAGTTGATTATACTTCATATCAACTTTTAGTTTGTCTTTTACCTTTTCTTTTGATACAGCTATTGATTCATTCAGTTCTTGTATTTTTTGTTCATAATTAAGTGAATCTTGTGTGTTTTTATCTAACAATTTTTGCTTATGCGCCTGGATGTCTGTTCCTTGGTCTTCCAAAGACTTTAAGTGTTTTGCTTCAGTTTCGTATTTGGTCTTTATTAGTTCCGCTTGGTGGCGCACCTCCGTAAGACTTTTTTGTAAATCACTCTGTTGGGAACGCAAAATCAAATCCATTAAGCCAAAAACTCTTATGTCCAAGATTTCTTCAACAACTTCTCGTCTATATCTTGGTTTCATCTTCATAAACGGTTCGTAAGATGAAGAACCTAAAATAACGACCTGAATAAATGACCTGTAATTCAGTTTCATTATATTTTGTTCTAGGTATTTTTGATAATCTATATTACTTGCGTCTTGGTTTATAAGTTTATTGTTTTGATATATTTCAAATAGATTTGGTTTAATGCCTCGTCTAATCATATATTGATTTGTGCCAACTTCAAACTCTACTTCAACAAGTGTATCACCATTATTAATAGTATTGACCATTTGGTCTTTCTTAATAATTCTAAATGGTTTATTAAACAAGGCATAACACAAAGCGTCTAATAGTGTTGACTTACCACTACCATTACTACCAACGATTAATGTTGTAGGAGCTTTATCTAGTTCTACCTCAATTGGTACATTGCCTGTAGATAGAAAGTTTTTATATCTTATTCTTTTAAAAGAAATCATTTGATAAATTTTGTCTGTTTAATATTTCAAGGTTGCCTGATACACTAATTCTTGTGCATTTTGATTTAAAAGGAACCACCCAATGTTGTAATAGTGCTGGGAAAATATACATATCACCAGTTCTAGGTTTAATTGATTGACCTGTTTGTGCCCATTTTGGTTTTGCTTGTTGTGTAAACTCAAACATTAATGAACCAGGTTTAGCAGATGTTCCTTCAAATTCTTCTTCTTCTTTTTCTAATTGTTTTGGTACATCTAAAAATATAACAAATGAGTAATCGCCACCATGTGTGTGTACAGGATTAAAGTCACCAGGTTTCATAAAGTTTATCCATAAATCGTGAGCATTTAATTCTACACCCTCATTTGGTAAACCTATAAAATTTGACCAGCCTTCTCTATACGCCTGCCAAATAAAGTTTGATTCTTGATAAAACCAAGATGTAGTTTCATCATTATATTTTAATTGTGTATGTAAATGACCAGCTAAATTTTTGTGATAACTTTTTAAATCTTTTTTACCATCTTTTAATAATCTTTTTCTCATATCCTCAGGTATTTTTGTTCTCATAACATAAGGACCAAATGGTATATTACCATATTCTATTGTTTTATTCACTTGCTTCTCCATACAGTTCTCTTGCAAACTGTTTAAGTTTTGATTTATCTAATTCACCAGTATCAGCCTGGTCAATGTAATTATTCAAAAAGGTTTGCGTATCTTCTCCCTGGTCTAGTATATCACTTCTTACTGTAGAAGAAACATCAATCGGGTCTTCTATAATCTGTAGTTCGTGTACACTAATTGTATTGTAAATTCTCTCTATGAGTTGATTATACATATCTTCATCTGTCTTATTAACAATGAATAGTTTTACATAAGTATTATCAAACTCTGTTAAGTCGTATTGTGAATAGTTTTGTTCTTTATCATTATAGTATATTTTTTTATACATACGATAAGGATTAGGCACTCTTTCCAATTCTCTGGTTTCTGTGTCAAATATATGAAAGCCTTTAGGACATTGATAGTCTGACCATGTAATTTCGTATTGCGTACCTAGATAATAGATACGACCATCATCTGACTTCTTGTGAAAATGGCCTGATATTACTTTTTCGAATTTTGTGAATTGTGATTTTTCTTGCCCATGGTCATTATAAACGCCTTTGTGCATTTCAAAGCCTTTAATTTCAAGGTGACCCATGCAAATAGTTGAAGTGGTATTGTCAATAGCATGTACACTATCATCCAAGTTGTCATCACAAATCCAAGGAAGAAACAATATATCAATACCCCCAAGGTTAACAGTAGTTGCTCGGGTATAGATTTTAGCATTTTTAGAAATATTAAGATTCTGTAAAGCATTGACCTCGTTTGTGTTCTTATAATATGTGTCATGGTTACCTATAATTATATGGGTATCTATAACCATATCATCTAACTTATCCCAAAAAACTTTTTTAAAGTTATGAGCTGTGTTGTGATTTATAAATTTTCGTCTGTCAACAACATCACCTAAATGTACCAATGTTCCAATGTTATGTTCTTTCAAGTATGGAAAGAAAATGTTATTGTAAAACTTATTTTGGTATTCTATAAAGGCAGGTGAGTCATTACGGCATCCGAAATGTGTGTCATTCAGTAACGCTATCTTCATTAATAAAATATTCCAAGGTTGATTGTGATTTTTTAGTAGTTCTTTTCTTTTTTTCTTTTTTAGCTGGTTCGTCAATTATTGTATTCTTTTGTAAGAATTCAGTAAATTGATTTTTAAAATCTCTATCTTCTCCTGGTTGCAAACTCATATCATCATAATTATGTTCCATTATTAGCTTTTGTTTAATGGTTACTTGTTTTTTCTCTTTTTGTATTCTTCTAATAAATGCGTAATAAATGATTTGTGTAAAGTAAGCAAAAGGATTGTTAGATTTCTCTGGATTAAAGTTATCCAAATACTGTAAACAATTCTCTATACCATCACTAATCATATCATCTCTAAATGTATAGTTAATAAAATTAGGTCTATACGATAAGTGATTCGCTATCTTTAAGAAACAACTACCAATGTAATCTGTAACAGGAGGCCTATCTAATTTCTTCTTTTCAGCATGTTGTACTGCCTTTTTGAATTCAATCATGGCAGCCAAAAACTCCTTATTATTTACATAATGTTCTTTTTGTGTTTTTGTTTTTTTAGTCATAGTAGTCATTATACATTATCCTCACAAATAGTCAAGCCTAGGTTGACATAATTATTTTTAATTAAATGGCCGAACCACGCTTGACATGGTAAAAAAATCGTATATAATAAGCGGTGTTCCGGTTCAAAGAGATAAACTCCTAAGCCATTACTTACAGATACTTTGTTTTTAATTTTAATGGACGGTTGGGTCTTCTTCAAACTCATCAAATATTTCATTAAGTCTTCTATCATCTTCATCACTTACTCTTTCTTGTTCATAGTTGGGCACCTTTAATCTATCTGGTACTTTATCAACAACATTATAATCTCTAATAATATTTACATATGACGATTGCATTTCACCAGTTGCGTTGGTGATTGTCATAATCTTTTCTTTTGGAATAGTAATAACTTGGTCACTTGTATAAGCTGTCCACTTTACTAATGCCACATAATCTTTAAATCCCTGAGGTGTTAACTGAGGAATGTATTTAATTTGAAACGGTTTTGTTATTCTTAATAATGCGTGGTCCTCTGGTAATTGGTCAGAGGGAAAGGCACAGACAATATCATCACCGTTAACTAGTTTAACTATTTTAATATTTGTCATTTGTTTAACTCCACATTATGGATTTCATAATCAAATTCTTCTTCATTGTATATATTTATCCTTTCTCTAAAGTGAGATAATGTATAATTCTCTTTCTCTTTATATGTTAAATCATCAGCAATATCATATAAAGTGGCCGTTGAATTATCATCTTTTAATCTTAAACCTCTACCAATACTTTGTAAATTTCTTATCCTTGATTTACTAGGAGAACAAAACACAATGTTGTGTAAGTTACGAATATTAATACCGGTACTAAAGGTTCCGTAACTTGCCACGATAATAGCATTGTCACTCTTTTCCGTAATTTCTCTGATATTTTCCCTTTCATCTGCTTCTACACCTCCGTGTACATAAAATACTTTTTTATCCTCTGCCTTTTTTGTTATATCTTCAAACAGTCCTTTACCATGTTTTTCTACATACTGAAACAAACATAGTGTATTGCCTTGTAGTTTAGAAGATAGATTTACTATAAACTTATTTCTCTTTTCATGTTTAACTAGAAAGTCCATTTCTTCTTGGTAGTTAAGACCACTTAACATTTGCCTACTACCACTATCATAATTTAATATTAAACCGTAAATTTTCAAGGCCGCCAATTGTTTTTTATCTTGTAACTCGGCAGTAGATATAACTTTATTTACAGTACCAAACAATCCTTCTAATACAAGTTTGTGTGTTTTCGTACCATCTAATGTACCTGTCAATCCATATCTATACTTACAGTCTGTTAATTTAGACATAATTTTAGTAAGTGATACTGCTTTAAATAAGTGTGCCTCATCTCCTACAATAGTACCAAACTGTTTAAACCATGCTTTTGGTAAATTATAGATTGATTGCCATGTAGATATAACTACTCTTTTATTTGTATCTTTATCATGTCCTTGATATATTTTGTGTACATTAGCTTCACTATTCCAACCATAATCTTTAAAGTCTTTTGTCAATTGTTCTACCAATGATGTAGTAGGTACAATAATTAATACTTTATTTTGTTTTTTATTTTTTAACCGAATAAGGTTAAACCTAGCAATAAGATAGACAATGAGAGATTTTCCACTAGCTGTGGGTGATAACAATAAACAACGAGATTTTTTAATTGCATAGATAAATGCCTCCTTTTGGTAATCTCTTACTTCGAATGGTATTTTTAAGGCCTTAATAAAACCATCCACGGCCTGTTCGTCAACAGTAACATCTTTAATTTTAGTACCGTCAACAACTTCTATTTGATTATCTTTACACCACTTAATAATGTAAGGATATAACCCGGCATATATTTGACCAGTTTGATAAGAATATAATCTTATCTTTCCATCCCACACTCTATTTCTATATTGTGGCATAAACTTAAAACCTGGCACTTCAAATGTAAAATATTCTGATAAATCTCTACGAATACCAGCCTCTGCCTCAATAGACAAATTAACTTCATCTTTCTTTTCCAGTACGATATACTTTACTACTGCCATTGTGTTCCTACTACCCAACCCACCAAAGACTTTCTAGTACCTTTTGTTACTTTACTTACCTTATGCCATACATGACTAGGAAATACAATCATGCTTCCTTTTTTAGGTTTAAATGTTTCAATTATAACTTTATCTGGATTAGGATGTGGTTGACATATTCTAAAATCACCACCCTCATAATCATCATTTAAACATAATGTAAAACTTAACTTTCTAATTAAACCATTATCGTATGATTTTTTATGACTATCAATATGCCAATCATAATGGTCGCCTATATTATAAATTGTATATTGCAAAGGTTCAAATTCTTTTAAAGAAAAGTTCCAATTGTTTTCATCATTAGCTAATTGAACCAAGTTACTTAATGATTTTTGTAATTTTTTATTATCTAACCAAGATACCTTTGAGCTTCTATTGTTATTATCACCATCTTTTATATTTGCATTTGTAATATTTTGTGACTCACCATCACTAATAATCTCATCACAAAAACTATGTGGTACAATACTATCTTTTATATGGTATATTTTTGATAAAAACATTACACAGCGCCACTTGTAAATCTTTGCCAATCAATAGCATTTTTAATTGTAAAAGTTCTATTAGATATTTGTCTGATTGTTTTGTCCAAGTAGTCAACGCAAGTTGAAAGATATTCACACTTTTGTTTACCTCGTATTAATTCTTCATCTGCTTCGATATACTTGTCTATATCTGTTCTTAATATTTTTAAATCAAATGGTTTTTGAGCATAGACTGAAGCGTCTGACTTGCCTGTATAATATTCCCATTTGTCTTTTTTTAACTGTTTATAATCCGTTTCCGCTTTAGTCAACATCAATTTAAACTTTGTATAGTGTTTCATATACTTGTTATGTAATTGAGGCGTTTTAAGGGATTCTAAATCTAATTCAGTATTATTAATGGCCAAATCTTTGTCGGCCATTTCTTGTAGTTTTTCTAAATCCATAATTTATCCTTATATTCACTTCATTATATCACAAAAACATTAAAAAGTAAAGTCTGATTAAGAAGTTGTAACAGTAGTGCTTGAAGCACCAACACCTGCAAAATCAAATCTACTATAATTAAAGCTTACTGTGGTTGTCAAATACTGTACATCTGTTGCTTGTTGGTCATATTGTAATTCGCCTATAGATGTTGGATATAAATCTCTAAATCTACACTCCACAATAGGGTTGTTTTTACTTGTTAATACAATCAATGTTGCGTCTGAAAATACAGCACCTTGTTTTGTTGTTCCATATTTAACTTTACCTGGTTCAGTTGATACTGCACTTGACCCACCAGGAAAACGGTCAGCGCCAGCTTGTGCAAGGTTACCATATTCTAGGTAATCTTCGGGAAAGCCTAACCCTCTAATCCATCCATGTATCTCTTGGAAGTTCTCTAAATTTTCATCAACCAAAAATGTCATATTTAAAGTACCATAAGTCAGTTTAGTTCCTGGCATTGGTAAATCTACAAATGGTGTTGGTTGTGATGTTTCACTAATTGTTAGTGAAGGCAAGTTAACAGCCGTACAAAAATATTCTACTTTTGGTAGTTTAGATATTTGAAATTTAAACTGCGTTGGACTTGCATAGTCTAAACTTGTAGGTTGTCTTGCAAAACTATTTGTTGTTGTCATTGTCGACCTCTTTCCACTCTTTTTCTGTGGCTAATTGTTCTAGTTGTTTTTCCTTTTCAGTCAAAATTTCTCTTTGCATTTGAATATCATTTATTCTTTTTTCAATGAATTCTAAAGCATTTTTCTTATCAGGATATGTAAAATAAGCGACTAAAAATATTGCACTAGCAATACCTAGTATCCATGAATACTGTAAAAACATTTTACCTAACCTCTTATTTCTTCTTTTTTTCTTCACAATACTATTTATCCATTTAGGAGGACCAAAAAAAAAGGGCGACTTTTGACGGCCGCCCTTTTTCGTATTACTGTATAAACAGTTATTACATTAAGTTCGCAACTTGCGTTCTTTGGTAATATCTGTTAGCGTTAGCAGAACCAGCACCGTTAATAACAGCTGCGTCACCAGTTCCAGCTTCAGCAAAAGGATTTGCTTGTAAGCCGTATCTAGTTTTGAAACCGATTTTCGGTTGGAAAGTATCTTGACCAACTGCTCTAACCATTTGTAGTGGTACATATGGACAGTAGAACATACCTGCGTCATAAGGTGAAGTACCTTTGTAGCCAACTACATAGTAGTGAGCAGACGCTGAGTTTGCACTATAAGGGTCAATGTACACTTTAAATCTACCGTTAAGAACACCAGCAAAAGTATTACCAGTATCGTCAACTGTTAGATTGTTGTTAAGAGCTGGAGTATAGTCTAATACACCTGCCATTTGAAGAGCACTAGCAACATCAGCTGAAGTAATGATAATGTTACCTTTACCTCTTCTTGTTCTTTGTGCGATTCTGTTAGCATCTCTTTCAAGGTTAAACATTAGACCTTTGAATCTTTCAACAGACCATCTGCCGTTTGAGTCAGTATCTAAGTCAAATACACCTGCTGTAGTCACATGACCTGCTGGTGAACCTTTTTCTGCGTTAGTATAGATTGTTCTAACAACTTCTCTGTTAATCTCTGCAAGAATTTCAGCAGACAAAATGTTTGCTAATTCTGTTTCAGCGTCTAAACCGTGGATTGCTTTTAAGTCTTGAGCAAGTTCCATAGTGTATTCTGCTTTAAGAGCTCTTGATTTAGCAGTTACAGTTGACTTCTCGATTGAGAATGCCATTTCTGCAAAACTATTTCCAGAGGCGTCACCTAATGCTTCAGCAGCTGCTGTAGTCATTGCTGTACCAGTTGTGTATGTTCCAGCAGGTGAGTCGTTTAGAACCTCAGGGTTAGTACCAGAGTGAGCAGCAGTTGAATAACCATCAACAGCTGAACCAGCTTTGTTTCTTCCTGAGAAATCTGTGTCAGCTTCGTCAAATAACGCTTCTGTTCCAGATTGTGAGTCATATCTACTTCTCATTGCAAAGATAAGTCCAGTTGGACCAGTCATTGGCTGTACGCCAGCGATATCGTATGCGATAAGATTAGGCATTGCTCTTCTTACTAATGAAATCAAAATTGGATCCCAGTTAGAAATAGAAGCGCCTGTTGAGTTAGTTGGAGCAGCTTCGCTTAAGAAAGCATTGTCCTCTTTCATTGCACGCTCTTGGTTTTCCAAGATTGTAGCAGTTACAGCTCGTTTGTAAGAATCACCGATTTTTGGTAAATCTGCGTGTTCTAAAACTGGCTGCCATTTTTTTTCGTGTGTTTCAGATAAATACATTTTTATCTCTCCTCTATTATTTTATATTATTTTGACAATTTAATGTCTTTGGTTTTAGTAATAGCGGCGGTATAAGCAGCCATGCTTTTAGATAAATCAATTGTTTCACCAACTGAATCACCTACCGCTACATCATCAATGTCAGATGACACTTCTTTCTTAGCACCGAAATACGACTCTTTAATAGTCGAAATCTTTGCTTTGAAATCTGTTTCATTTGAATATTCAACCTCTTCGGCAAGTTTGTTGAATTTCTCCTTAGCAGTATCAGCTAAATCTTCACTCATCTCTTTTACGATTAGAGTTCTATCTTTATCTGATTTTACTTTGTTAAGTTCAACATTCTTTTCGATTTCTTCGTTAAGTTTGTTTTCTAACGATTCAATCTTTGAAGCTTGGTCTTCTAGTACATCATATTTTTCGTCCGGGACTGAAATATAATGTTCTTCAAATAGTTTTTTCATACCAGAAATGAAATCTTCAGCAATCTCGCCTTTGATTCCTCTTTCTAAAGCAAGTTCGTTTTCTTTCATCCACTCTTCCACTACATATGCAAGGTAAGAGTCAACTTTTTCAACTAATTCTGCTTTTGACTTTTCTGATTCTTCTTTAAGTTTTTCTTCGTATCCAGCGTGCATTTTCTTTTTAGCTTCTTTAACTTTTGAGTTAACAGCAGCTTCAAATATAGTTGCAGCCTTCGTTTTAAATTCTTCGGATAAATCTTCGTCTTTAACTAAAGCGTCAACATCTGCCGTTACATCAATTTTTTCGTCTTCTTCGACTACTTCAACTGCTTCAGCATTTGTTTCTTCTTCACTAGTTTCGATAATTTCCTCAGAACCTTCACTTGCTTCTACTTCTTGCTCTTCTTTAATCTTCGGCATTGCGTCAGCAGCGCCAGCTGATTTTTGTTGAGCGTCACCAGAAACTTGCTTAGTTTTCTTTGTTGCGTCAGGATTAGAATCCGTAGGCTTAGTTACCGCTGGACCTAAATCCTCGCCCTCATTACTAAGGTGAGTAGGTTCAGCCGCCACAGCATTCTTTTTGGGAGCGTCTGCTGATGGATTAGCTTGCGCCTCTACCACTGCTTCTGCTTCTAACGCCTCAATCTTTTGTTCTGTTTCGGCCATTGAGAAATCTCCTCTTTTTGTTTTCTAATTAATTAAAAAACTTTCGTTTTTGTTCGTACTAGTATTATTTATAAAACTAAAGTTTTTTAAGAAACGAATCAAATATCCTTAGCTTAGCTTCGTCTAAGGCTCTTTGTTTCGCCGTTCTTATTTCTTGTTTCCAGGCTTCAATGTCCCTTTCAACAAGTATACCATTGTCCCATACCCACTCTTTTTGTTCCATAATGCCTTCTACGAAAGCGTCTGGAGCGCTTGGGTCTGCTACAATATCAGCCGCCGTTGCAAGGTAAAAGTCATCTTTTACATAGTTTGCACCGTTACGCTGAATTATTGAACCCATACCTCGACTTGATACTCCTAGTTGAGCACCCTCGTCTATAAGACCTTTTACAATCTTACCGTATGGCGTATCCATAATTTTTGCCTCTCCAATAAAATTGTTACCATCTGGTGTTAAAGATTGTATCATATGTGATACTCTCTCCAAGTTAACTGTAGGACCGTCTGGATGTCCTAGTTCACCGAATGCTCTCTTTTTTTGGATGAATTCTTTGTTGTATCTGTTCACTTCGCTCTCCAAAATTTCTTTTGGATAGACTCGACCATTTCTATTCTTCATGTTTGATTGAAGAAAGATACCTCTGATTTTATATGACTTTTTACCGTTTTTTTCTTCTACAAGATATTCGGCGTTTTGTACTTCTTCTGAAATTAGTTTCATATGTTCTCTCTTTGTACCAACTATTTATACAAACTATTACCTAAACTCTACAATTAATGTGTAATTATCACCATTTGCGAAGTTTTTTGTTGATAATAGTATATCTCCAGTAGGTGTGGTTGCGTTGTTAGGAACCTCATTACCAGCTGGTCTTAAATCCCAATAACCTTGTCCTGATAATTCTAACATTGTTGCGTTAGTCACTCCGTCCCATAATAACTCTACAGCTGACTTATTGTTTGCCGTATTAATTGAGTACCAAATCTTACTTAACTTTCTAGCACCGTCTTCGGTCATAAAAGTTGTTTCAGAAGCATCAATTTTTTTAACTAGGTTTTCTCCAGTACCGTCAGATTGATTTGTAAGTTTAACTACAAATTTAACACCTGAAGTATCTGCTATTGTTTGTGATGTTACTATATCTGCCATTACTTGTATCCTGCTTCCTTATGACATTCGATTACTAAATTATACTTTGTAACCGTACTGTCGCTACTTAAACTAATATCTCCGATAGGGTCTTGTAGTTTAATCTCATCTGGTTTTAAACCCCAATTTCCTCTATCACTTAATTCTACTTTTTTGGTAATGTCATTCTTAAAAAAAACTGTGACCTTACCTGTACCTAATATCTCATACTGCATATTTGCAATAGAAACTTTAGGTTCACTTGTTGCATTATTACTATTGACTACATCTACAAGTAATTGTTGATATTCATTACCAACACCGTTTGAGTTTACAATAATCTTAAAATTATCATCCACTAATTTGGTTGTTGATATAGCCATAATTTAAATTAACCTCTTGGTGAACCGACAGCACTACCTTTAGCCGTAGGGCAAGTAATTTTGTCAGTTGTGCCTTTTTCGATAATAACTGTATCGCCATCTTCCAAGTAAAATTTACCTAATTCAGTAGAACCATCTGATTCGAAAACTGTTCCTGTTGTATCAGCAGTAGCAGTTACTCTAACAAAATGGGCAAGACCAAAGTTATTTGCACTTGGATTCGTTACGACATCGCCTTTAACTATAAAAGTTTGTGCCATTTTTATTCTCCTAGTTGTTCTTCTAATTCTTTATCGAAATAATCGTAAAGAATATTAGTATTAATATTATGAAATTCGGCAGCCTTATCTACAGCGCCCTCAAAAACTTTAATTATATCGCCAGTTTCTTTTTGTATTTTTTCATATACATCTTTTACTGCGTCCTTTACTTTAGGACTTAAAGACTTGAAAGAATCCGAGTCGACATATAAATCTCTTTCAACAATATTACTGAGCTTGAGTTTCGTCATTACCTGCAATCTCTAACTCTGCTTTACCGTCTAATTGTGGTTGACCAGGTGTTGCTACTGTACCATCTTGAGCAAATGTTCCAGGTGTTGCAATCTCTGGTTTAGGGTCACTAAAAGATTCTGCTTCTTTGTTACCGTTAAATAAACTTGAAGCTAACTCTTTTCTTTTAATATCTAAAGCGTCACCCATTTTATCTCTTAATGCACTTTTAAATGCTTCGCCGGCGTCTGCATTGTTACCAGCTTCTAAATTGTCAATAAATGCTTTTGTATTCTCTGACATAATTTATCTCCTATAAGGTTGTATCTGTAACATCAGCGGTTGGAGCAGATATAATACCGTCATCAATTTCTTTTTTGATTTGATTGTCGATATCTTCCATCTCTCTTTCGTTTTGTTTCAGAATGTTTTTTCTCACATATTCTACTGAATAAAATTTACCAATGTAATCACGCATTTCATTTGCTAATTGTAATCGCTCTCTCATTATCTCGGTGTTTTTTAATTCAGCAAAGTGGCCGTCTTGTAAGAAATCATATGTGATACTATCTCTTACACCTTGCCAATCTTCTTCATTAATAATACCTTTAAGAATTAATTGTGTTCTTAAAATATCATTAAATAGTTCCGTAAACTTCTTTCTTAATCTTTGAACAAATTTAGTAAATTTTAATTCATCTCTAGTAATTTCACTAGCTCTACCCATATTGAAACCAGAGTTTGACTCTAATCTACTTACAGGTACATTTAATGAACGATATAATTTACTTCTAAAGTATTCAATGTCTGTAATTTCACCTAAGTTTTGGCCGCCAGGTAAAGTTTCTATACTTGTACCTCTACCGCCCTCTCTACTAGGTAACCAGAAATCTTCCAACATAGACATATAGTTTCTGTCATCTCTAACTTCTCCAGTAGAAGCGTCATAGACAAGTTTATTTCTATATCTTGCCATAACATCTCTTAAATATTGTTCAGCCTTGACTTTAGGTAAATTACCTACATCAATTTTGAATATTCTTCTTTCAGGTGCTCTTGCAATTCTGTAAATAACAGCAGCGTCTTCAATCATTCTTAATTGATTGACAGGCTTAACTGCCTTTTGCATATAAGATAAGACCATATTTTTATTTTGGTCAATTAATCCAGACGGACAAAAAGCAATTGTGTCTGGTGCAATCTTAATGCCACCTGAAGTAGAGTTGACTACACCTTTTTCATTGAATAGATAATATTCAACAAACTCGTCAACTACTGTAAGCATATTAGGACCTGTAACTCCTTCAGGTCTTTTCTTTCTTACTTCTCTAATTCTTTTAATTTTTCGTGGGTCAAGGTATTTTAATTCTGTAATACCTCTTGTAGTAGAGTTTCTATCAATTACTTTTTGATAAAAGATTCTACCATCAATATACCATCTTCTAAAGATGTCATGTCCTTTAGTGTTAAACTGTAAAAGTCGTAACACTTCTTTAAACTCATCTTCAATCTTTCTTCTCACATCTTTGCCATAAGGTAAATTTTCAACATTCACTCTTACTGCTTCTTTGTTTTCATTCGCCACAATAGCTTCATTAACGATATCTTCTATCGCTAAGTCGCACTCTGGGTGTAATGAGATTTCTCTATATCTTCGGATAAGGTCAGCTTCAGTTTTTGAATTTCCCTCTTGGTCGAGGTATTGTCCAAAATAGCCGCCAGCGGCGATGGTTTGTGTACCATCATCCGCTGGAGCTGTAGTAAAGCTTTGCTTTGGATCCGACTGTTTTTTCAGTCTTGATATCGAAAATCCAAATAATTCAGCCATAATATTTTTTCCTTTATTCTTTGTTAGTAATATTTATACTAGTTTTTAAGTAGTAGTATTACTCTCAAAGTATTGATAATTGAAGGTTGCTGTAAATTCTTCAACAGCAGCCGCCTCATCATAGTTCAAATCAATTGCACTTATAGCAGTTGGGAACAATCCTCTTAATGTATAAGATTTGATTGTGTTTCCGTTTCTGTCTAAGTGGTCAACAAAACAGTCAACTTGATAGTCAACAGGATTAGTTAAACCCTCATTGTCAGTCATGTTGTTGATACCGTTCTGCCATCTTTCAAAAGCGTTTCTTAACTTAAAGTTCGTATCGTTAAGAACCGTGATAGACCATTCATCAAAAGTCCTGTCTCCAGCAATTTTGATTTGTCTTCCTCTGAAAGGAACATTGACTACGCCAACATTCATAGCAGGTATTGTTGTACTTCTACATAAAAAAGCTAAGTCTTCTATTTCGCCACCAACTTGTGCATAACCTGGAAAAGGCATTGTTACCTTAAACTGGTTACTTCTAGCGCCACCGCCAGCAAGTTTAGCTTTGAAGTCATTAATGTTTGCCATTTTTTATTTCTCCTCTACTAACCTGCTACTTCGTCAAACGAAACGCCGGTTCTTGTTGCTACGAAAGACAATGTAATGAAGTTAATGCTTCTTGCTGGTTTAATGAAAATCTCAGCAATAAACTCATTTCTATCAATTACTTGTCCTGTATTGTTAGTTTCATCACACACTACTAAAAAGTCTGTGATACCTCTACGACCTTGTACTTCTCTTAAAAAAGGTTCTACAATGTTTCTAAAGTTAGCTCTTGTAAACTCATCATTGAATTCAAAGAGTTGGAATTTAGAAGCAGTTGCTATCGCCTTTTCTAAAGTGATAAACAGTCTTCTCACATTGATTCTATCAAAAGCACTTGGACTTGCAAGACCAGTTTTATCTCCAAATAATACAGTACCTTGACCTGGGAAGGTAGCTACTGGATTAATTCTTTTCGGATATAACTCATCTCTTTGTGTTTTTGTAGGATTAAATGCAAGTTTAACAGCGCCTCTTACAACACCTCTATTGAAACCTGCTGGTGAAAACCAACTGTCTGCAATAAGGTCTGTTCTAGCCGCTAAGCCTGCCATGTCACCATTAAGTGGTACATATCTGTAAACATCATTGTATCTGTCGTACATGTATTTGTAACCACTATCAAAGAACACATATGAAGAAGATGAAATTGAACTATAAAAGTCAATCACATTATCTTTTTGTGTGTTTGCGTTAGTTACATTAACTACATCTGCTCTTTCTGGCGAAGCGAAAACTACACAGTCTTTTCTTGCCTCTGCAATTGTAATTAAGTTTTCTACATGAGTTGAATCACACTTACCAGAAATGATAAGACCAACATCAACTGTTTCACTATCAGCAAACTTGTCGTAAGCTGTTTTTAGTTGACCAGTTGTAACGGCAGAACCGTCAGAACCACCTGAAAGTGATTCATTACTTGGTGTATCTACTGCTGTAAATGTAGTTCCAGAAGCTGCATTACCCCAGTTTGAACCTGAAGAATGATGTTTTGTCCACCAAATATATCTTGATTTAGTGTAGATAACATTTGGATAATAGTTATCATCTCCTTGCGGAGTTTTTGCGTCTGAAGCTTTAGAAACTTTTGAATAAGTTTCCAAGATTTGACCTGGAACGCCTGAAATTGAACCGTCTTCATCAACTACTACAATGTGAATTTCGTCATTCGCACCGCTTCTAGTTGAAGTCCAATCAGATGTACCTGGAGCACCGTCAACAGCGTCATAGTATCTCCATCTTCGTCTTACATTCGCACCGTCAGTAATGGTTCTTTTTAGTCCACCAGAACCTCTTGGATGTTGTACGATTGTTAAGTCGTTAGTTGAAATATTAGTAACTCTGTATTGTTCTCCATCATCATAATCGTTTGTAGCAGCTGTAGTTGAAAATGAAATTACATCTCCAACATTTAGGTTTGCACCTGCTGTTACTGTTATTGCTGTGTCACCTACTGCTGTACTTGCGTCATTGACAGTAGTTGCTCCTTCTTCCTCAAATGCGGCTGCGTTCGGACAAGTTGCAACAAGCAATGTGTTACCATATGCTCCTGCTTCTCTAGCAACAAATGTTGCGTTACCGGCTGCGCCACCTGAGGCATAGTTATTCGTCCAATCTTCCGTATTCTTTACTAAAACACCTGTTCCAGATGTTGAAGCATTTACTTGTGAAGTTTGGTTTGCTCGTACTACCCGTAGAGTATTAGAATATTGTAAAAAGTTAGCTGCGCTGAAAAAATACTCGAAGTTATTTACATCAGGTTTACCAAAAGTTTCTACTAATTCTTGCTCGCTAGATATACTTACTATTTCGTCTAAAGGTCCTTTTGTGAATTGACCAGCAACTGCACCTATAGATGTTGAAACAGCAGGAATGATACTAGTTAAATCTCTTTCCTGTACGAGAACACCTGGTGATACTTGAAATGCCATAGGTTATCTCCTTTAATTAGCTAATTACCTTGTTATTTTTCATTTTAAAATATTCAAACTTCGTATTATTCATACGCCCATATTCAAACTTTGTCATTACAGATATTTATAAGACCTGCAATTTACAGTCCTTTTCTTACAACAGGATGCCACACCGTACCATATTCATCAACCTCAGATTTTAACTCATCTGGTTGACCGTCATCTACAAAACCAAAAGGCGCCATGTCCTGTTCGATTAAAGCCTGTTGTTCAATATATAATTGATTTCGTATATTTGAGTTAGATAACTCTTTAAAATACTGTTGGTTTGTCAACCAACCAAATATGACTAGACACATCATTAAATCGTCATTACAACCCTCCTCCGCCATCCAGGAGTTACCACGCCTACTAAATGTTGACATCTCCTCTATGAGTTGAAAGTCATTTATAATCAATTTATCACTTTCTATCAATGTCTTAATACTAGATGTACCTAATGCTTTAATCTGTTTAGTCATACGAACACCCATAGATGTACCTCTACCACTAAACATTGCACCTAATATTTGACCAGCTCTACCTCTTTGTGTTGTCATTAAGACATTATCGTATTCTAATTCCATTTGTAATATTTCAGCCACTTGTTGGCCTATATCATTAACCTCTGTTAGAATATGAGCTCTGTTATAACCTTTACAAACTTGTTCAATAATACTTGGAAAGATATGAGGTTTAACTTCATTGTTTTTATAAGTTGCAACAATCTCATAAGGTATTTTAGTACAATCTAAAACTGTAAAGGCAGAATAATCTCTACCTGTACCACGAGCAACATCAACAGTTGTGACATACAAATGGTCTTTTTCGGGTCGCTTAAACATTTGTAAACCATTTTTACTTTCAATCGAAGGAATGTACGGGGTCGTCTTAATTTTTGCTGGTGAGATTAATGTATCTACACTTCCTAAAAACTCACATTCAAACTCTTGTGAAAATTGCTCGGGTGAGGTATTTCTTATAGTGGTCTCTTTCCACTTTTCATCTCTGCCTGGTACCTCTGACCAATGTACCTCAATAGGCACATAATCATTTTGTTTATTAATTGCGTCTTGCCACAATTTGTAGTACATATTCATACCATGTGGTGTAGATACAATTATCATCTTTGTTTTTTTACCAGATGAGATTGTAGGATAAACTGAGCTAAAAAACATCTCGGCAATATTAGCCGGTACGAAAGCAAACTCATCAAGGAAGATTATGTTAAATGAACCACCTCGAATTGCACTTGAAGATGTTGCAGCCGCCACAATAGTGGACTTATTTTCTAATTCAATGTTACCTTTGTTCCAGTTGATAACCCCTTGTTGCATCCATTTTGGTAAGTTTTCATATGCAAGTTGCAATCTGCCTAATATATCTCTAGCTGTAGATGATTTGTTCGCTAGAATAGCAATATTAGAGTTAGGATTAAATAAGGCGTAATGTAAAAGATATGATATAGTAGTGGTAGATTTACCTGATTGACGAGGTAATTTACAAATTGTGAAACGATTGTCATGTATTGTCCTTACGATATGTTTTTGAAAGTCCCACATTTTAAATGGAACAAGGCCGTCATCAAGTGAAACCACTTGAACATAATTCATCATAAAGTATATTGGGTCTTTCTCACACTTTTTATACTCTTTGATGTTATCTTTAGTAAACTCAACAGGTGTGTTTACCTTTTTAAGATTAGGGTTACCTAGATATGCGTCTGTCATTTGTTTAGTTGATTAATAAAATTAATCCATCCTGTTACTATGTATTTTTCTTTTGTTTTACTAATTACACCTCTATGAGTATGTGTCCAAAAAGCAGGCCATATTAAAGTTAAACCTTTTTTAGCAGGTGTTGTTATATTTTGATGTAAAAATTCTGTACCACCATCTTTCACATCATTTAAATAAGTCATAAAAACAAAACCTCTATGTTGATTTAAATGTGATTTAAAATCATTTTCCATATGCCATATTTTAAAACCACCACCCTTAGGATACTTTTGTAAGTTATAGTTTTCCCTTAAAGCAAATTCTGTATTTTCATTTGTATAAGGATATTTTTCAGTATATTTTTTAATTACCTTATAAAGATGTTCTTTATATGAGTGAAAGGGCTCATTTTCATTTGTAAAACTAATTGCCATTTCTTTAGATTCTTTTAATTCTTTAGCAATTACTTGACCCTCATCAACTTTGTACATTTGACCATCTATTAATGGTTGACTATCTGCAAACTTAATTAGACTATCACAAACTTTTTTTGGTATAAACCAACCACCCATTAAAGTAATATTATCTAATTCATATTCCTTCATATTATAAAACCCTCAATATGTGTATATCCCATTTGAACAGCTGCCTCAATACGACTACTACCTTTATAAACAAAATACTCTTTATCGTAATTTGGATTTGTGTCGTGTTCTATTTCAACACAGTCTAACATATCTTTGCCATCAAGTATGTCTTGAAGCATAATGCCGTTTTTAACCCAGCCTAATTCACTTATCTTGAATATCTGTTTTTTCGGGTGTGATTGTTTTGCTTTCAATAATTTCATCATCTTTTTTTAACATCTTTTGTAATTCTGCTGTTGAACCAACAAACAATGCGTTTTTAATATTAGCATTAGCTGTTTTTGGCAACTCTTTCAAGTCTTTTAGTTTTTTATTTAAGTCTTGTAATTTATCTACAGTATCAGCAACATTTTTAATACCAGCTAATGCAACTTCATATGCTCTAGGATGTTGACCCTCTTTTGCAACATTTAAAATACCTTCTATAGCTTCTTGACCTTTTTCAATAAGATTGTAATAGTGTTCTCTACTATTCTTATGGTCGTTATCTACATCTGAATCCTTTTCTTCGGTTCTAACCACAGGAGCTTTAAATTCTTCCTGTTTATGTAATTCCTCCATAGGAGTTTTTGCTGGTTCTAAACCTAAAATTTGATTTACTTTATCTTCAATAGCCATATTAATATTTAGAAGTCCGTGTTGCTGTGGTCTATTTTATCTTTCCACCAAGACGGTAAACCTAAGTGAGGTCTGCCATCAAACATATTCTTTTTTGAACCTTTTGTTTTTTGATTATTATAATGCAAAAATACTTGAGCACAATCTGTACCGTCAAACTTATCTCTCCAATGTTCGCAAATATTACCCTTATAAACCAACATATCACCTGGTTTTAATTCTACTTTTACACCATCTGTATATTCAGACACATAAGCGCCATCTTCACCTGTATTTCCACCTTTTTTAGGATTAGGCTCAATGTAAATTGGCCATTTATCTCCACCTAGATTCATTGTTGTAGAAATCTCACAACTAAATCTATCTTTATGTCGTTTTAAAATATCTCCATTTTTATAGATACGAGCATATGAGTAAGTAGGTATTAAATCAAGTCCTGTTTCTTTTTCCATTTTGGGTTGAACAGCAAGTAATAAAGTTTCCATTGCTATATCAGCATAATGTGAGTATGTTTCTGGGGCTTGAATATCATTCCAAACTCCCCACTCAGTAGTAAATGGTGAAATAAATTTGTTGTCAAACATGGTTCTCGTCACTTGTCTTTTCATCATAAAATAATTCATAACGAATTCAGCAATCTTTGGGTCGATTGCTTTTCTAATTACCATGTAGTTGTTTTTCTTAAATGCAGGTGTCATTGTTTTACTCCTTCTAATATTGTATTACTCACAGCCTGTAAGTTAAAATGTATAAATCTAAAATCTTCTTTACCGTCATCTACTCCATATTCGTGAGCTAAATAAGCAGGTATGAAAATTAATGTGCCTGGTTTAGGTATATAATTTACCTTATCATTTGCCAATGAAACTTGTTTACTATCTTTTTCTGGCAACTTCATCATTTTAGCGCCAGTTCTAGGGTCGTGAAAAGTTGGCCTTGATGTATTCTCTGTACACTTTAAATAATAAAATGCTGATACATGATTATTACCATGAACATGAGAATTGTGATGGCCTCCGCCATTTTTATTAAACTCTTGCACCCATGACTCAGTATAGAATAATGAATGATTTGTCATATCATATCCCATACCATCTAAAAAGTTGTGTGCTGTTGCACCAACCCAATCATGCAATTCTTTTAATTTAGGTTCGCTGTGTAAAGGACTTGAATGATACGAATGACCAAAATCATTTTTACCTTTCTTATCTCTTTTATAAGCTTCTTTAATATATTTGTCACATACTTTATTTACTTTATTTACCCACTCTGGTTTTTCGAACAACCATATTGGTGTTTGAAAATGGTGATTTACTAATGCTTCATTACTCATAATATACTTTCTCTATTTAAATGGATAACCTAAACTCCATACTACTAATGAATGTCTAGTACCTTTTGTTACTGGTGTGACTCTATGCCATACAAAACTTGGAAATACAATAATAGAACCACGAGGTCTAATTTCTGTTACTAATCTTTTACTATTTTTTCTTTGATGTGCATTATCATAGTCTGTACTGTTTCTTAAATCCACTTCAAAGTTACCGCCCTCGTATTCTTCAGGATGTGAAAGAGAAATTGTCATTGATAATTTTCTTACTTTACCGTGGTCTCTTGGTCGTGTACCATCTTCTAATGGCGGCCTCATATAAGCTTTATTCCAACTATCAGTATGCCAACCATAATAATCACCTACACCATATCTTGTAAATTGACAAGACTCAGAAAAGTCCCACTCAAAATTCCAACCGGCCTTTTGATTTGCTTCGTGTAAGTATGGGTGTATTTCTTTGTAAATCCATGTATCATCCATCCACACAACATCTGATTTACGCTTCTTTTGAATGTCTTTGACAACAGACTTTTTTAATTTACCTTTACCGTCAAGATTTTTTTTATCATCTGAACCACCTGTTACAGCCATTCCCAATTCATGTTGTTTACCATAGGCTAATATATCATCAACAAGTCTTGGTGGTAATACTGACTGAAAGTAATAGTAATAATTTTCTAAATTCATTCTTTGTTCCTCATCATCATTTATATATACTCATATAATTATTTAGGCAACCTTCCAGAGCATACTTTTTGTAGATACTTTTTATGACTTATAGTTTCTACTTCATTATTCCATTTTGTTTGTCTATCAACCTGTTCAATAACATAATCTTTATATGGTTGAGATAAACTATCAAACTCTTTTTTGATAGATTTTTTATTAATTAAATTTAACTCTTTTAATACCACAGAAAAGTTTCCAGATTTAAATAGATTATATTCACCATCAAAGTCTTCTTTCATAGGCAATCTTTTATGCCATGTTTTTAAATTTTCTTTGAGAGATAATGGTAAATTAGGTTTATATTGTTTCCAAAATTTACTATCTTTTTTACCTGTCAAATAATGTAACAAAACAAAATCTCTAATATTTTCTACAATTGTTTTAAATCTTTTATTATACAGTTGTATATCTTTTTCTGTATAATTAATCAATATGTGCATTAATATAAAAGCTTGTTGTATAGAAGTGCCTATTGAAGAAGCCTCTAAAGGTTCTATAAAACTAGAACTCAATCCTGTTGCAACACAATTACCTATCCAAGGCCTATCAATAGTTCCTGCCTCAAATTTTATATTCTTACCTATTTCTATTTTATGGCCTAGATACTTTTCACATTCTATTTTAGCTTGTTCAGCGTTTATAAATTTATTATTATAAACATAACCATTACCCCAACGACCATTTGTTGGTATTCGCCACATCCAACCTGCTGACATTGCTTTTGCTGTTGTGTAAGGTGTATATTCGTCTGTATCTTTTGTAGGAAAAGCAATAGCCTCATTCATTGGCAAATATTCTTTATATGATTGCCACTTTGCGCCTAATTTTGATATAAGTAATCTTTTAAAACCTGTGCTATCAATATAAAAGTCATGTTTATATTCTTTAGTTTTGCTTTGAATACTGTAAATATTTCCTTTTTGTATATTTACTTTTATAATATCATCATTGTAAACATCTATATTTAAACTCTTACACTTTTTTAATAAGAATTTATTTAATTTAAAAGTATCAAAATGATATTGTTTATTTGTTTGTGATGGAGTTACTAAATTATTCCATGCGTGTGGGTCGGTATACTCTTTTGATTTTAAATTATTAGATACTACATATGCGTAACCACCTAGATAATGGGCAAATTTTGTGTATGCGTAGGAACCGTATGTGTTATGGTAATAGTCTTGTTTTGTCCAATCTTTAAACATAATACCACCTTTGTAGGTAGCGCCAGTTTCTCTGATTAGTTCTTCTTCGGTTATACCGGTATGAAGCATAAAATCTGACCAATGTTCAGTAGTGCCTTCGCCGACACCAATGATACCGATTTTATCCGACTTTACAATGTCTATTTTAAGTGAGGAGAATCTACTCTTTAGGATTAAAGCAGTTATGAGACCTGCTGTTCCGCCACCAACTATACATAATTTATTCATAATATAACCTATTTATTGTCAAACAGGAACTATGTTCCTGAAGAATTAATTACTGTCTTTTGTATCTTAGTATTACGACACCTGAACTTCCGTTGGCACCATTGTTCCAACCTCCGCCACCGCCGCCGCCTAAATTAGAACCTGGAGCTGCTGTACCGTTTGTTGTTGAACCAGAACCACCGCCGCCATCTCCTCCTGGAGCAGAACCTACTGGAGCACCAGCTGAACTATAACCACCGCCACCGCCGCCAGCTCTAGTGACTGCTGAACCTGAAATTGAAGAAGCTGCACCGTCACCACCGTGTGATGAACCGTCAGTACATCCGGCTTCGATAGCACCACCGCCACCGCCGTGTCTGCCTGGATTACTATTGTTACCTTGTACACCGCCAGGATTTCCTTGAGGTGGAGAAACTGGTGGGTGATTACCACTTTGGCATGAAACAGGAACTCCTGGTTCTCTACCGCCACCTGAACCACCTAAAACTCTAGGGTTTGGAGCAGGACCTCCGCCACCACCACCTGTTGATGTGATAGTAGAAAATATTGAATTGCCACCTTTTAATCCACCACTTTGGTGTTCTTGGCCACCTCCGCCAGCACCGATTGTAATAGGATATGTTTGAGCTGCAATTGTAATACCAGTTGGATTTGCTAAAGGACTTGCCCCTGCCACATTTAGGCCATTTGATTCTCTATAACCTCCGGCACCGCCGCCGCCTTCACCGCCTCCGCCACCGCCGGCAACAACTAAGTAATCAACTATTGCGCCTTGATTTCCTATACTTGTAACAGCAAAGTTACCAGATGAATTGAATGTATGAATTTTGTAATCGCCTGAATTAGCTGTTGTTCCGCCTGTTGCTTCTACAAATGAAGCTGGTTCGATAGATGTGGATTGAACTGTCCACCCCACAGTTGCGTCTGAATATACATAAACCTCAGATACTCGGTTGCCATTTGTTACTCTATTAGATGCAGCTGCATTAAAGTTTGAACCGTTACGAGCAATTGTAATATTGTTTGTAGCGGCACTTCCATAGTCAACTACACCTACAAAATCACCTATACTAGGTGAAGCTGGTAATGTAACTGTTATAGCACCGCCAGCAGTATTTACGAAATATCCTTCTCCTGAAACTGCTGTAAAATCAGCAGTCTTAACTGATTGCCAATCTAAACCTGCAACGATATCACCACTAGCGCCTAAGGCAATAGCTGTACCGTTTACAGTAATTGATGAGTTTGATAATTTAGCATTTGTAATTGAACCTGCTAATTTAGAGGTTTCAATAGAACCTGCTAATTGAGTATTTGTTATACCACCTGCAAGCCTATCAGCTGCAATTGTGCCTGACGCAATTTTATCACTTGTAATTGTACCTGGCGCTATATCAGCTGCCGACAATTCGGCGTCTTTAATTCCTTTTGAACCTACTTTACTTATTGGCATAGTTTTCCTCTATTTCTCTCTTATATTTATACATCCTCATCTCTTGCTTTATCATAATTCTTACCATCTGCAAAACTTGTTATGGTTGTTGTAAATCCGAAATCATCATCTGCGTCAGCACTTGTTGGATTAGGTACAACCACGATTCTTTCTTCTCTACTAGCAGCTGGTAAATCAGTATGTAAATCAGACTGAGTTTCCTTGATTACTTTTTGTGTTGAAGCAGGACCATACAGATATGTCTTTGCTGTAAAGTTTAATGTATAGATAACTGCTCTTCTTGTTGTAAAATCTCCTGAATAACTATCTTCGTAATTAATATTATTTAGTACAATAGGAATATCTCTTTTGATACCCATTTCTGGAATAACATTAACAGTAACAGTATAATCAGGTTGAAAATACGGTAATATTTGTTCTATAATTTGTAAACCACCTTCGGCAGTTGCTGTCAAACAAAATAAATTATATGATATATTGTATGGTACAGGCATATAGTTATAATTCATAACCTTTCCATCAGCACCTGTTTTTACAGATTTAAATTTTTGTACTTTAGTTAGTTTTCTACTACCATCATATGCAATGTCTGAAATTTCAAATCCCATTCTAGGTAATGTAATGGCCATTTCTCTTTCATCTAAATTAGGTTGTTGGTCTAATCTAACCAAAAACTTTTCTTTAGGTGCATAAGCTAAAGGAACCCTAATTGATTGTACAGTTGCACCTGTACTATCTTTTCTTTTAATTTGTATGTTATTAAAAATCTGACCAAAAGCTACGGTCATCTTTCTCATACTTTCGTTGTAAAAATATCCAAACATTAATTGTCTACCTCACCAAATGGGTTTCTTTCTGTAAAGTCAAGTATATCATCTGAAGTATCTGCTGTATTGAAACCTGCTTGTGCGTCTAAATCTAAATTGTCTGCATAAGTAGATTGTGTTTGTAAAGCATAGTCTTCATTGATAAAGTAGTTTGCGTCACCACTTACACTATCGTTTTCTAATTGCAATGCACCTGTACCATCTTCTAATTGTACTTGATGTGACAACATATCAATAGAGTATTGGTCTTCAGCACTATCAATATCTGTAACGCCTGTGTCTAATCTTTCTGAACTGTATTCCCATGTTCTAGCTCTTAGTTTGTAAACCGGCAAATTGCCTAATTGAAAGAACGGCTCTTGGTCTTCTACAAAACTAATTTCAAAAAACTTATTCATCATTGGGTAATAAATTATATCACCCTCATTTGGTCTGCCTTCAACAATCATAGTATGGTAACTATCTACTGCGTCATTCCATCTTCGTTTAGACAACATGAAAGTTGTTTCTTCTCTGATTTCTAAACCAAATTTATTAATTAATTCTTGTTCACCAGCTAAACCCTCTGTTGTTTCAACATACATTTCTATTAGATAAGAGTCATCAAATTTTGATAAACTATCTTCACCTAATATTAGGTCTCTATTGACTAGTGTTCTCGGTAGGTAGTAAACATCATGGCCATAAATTTTTAGGCCTTCGATAATTAAATCTTCGTAAAGAGTTTTTTCGTTTGTGTCGCCAATGCCGTTCCCGCCTTGAAAGTGGTGATTAACTGCCATGGCATTATCCTATCATCATTGCTGGATTTAATTCGAATGTACTTCTTATTTCGTTCTCTAACTTTTCAATTTCTTGTAAAGCTTCTGAAAATATTTGTTGACCATTTAGTGTAACACCACCAACCATGGCAACACCATTAAACTTTGATAAGTTTGCTCCCCATTGTTTTTTAAATAAGGCAGTTGTATATCTTTTTAAATAAATATCATTATATACATCTGTGTATGTGTCCGGGTCTAATTTTCTATAACACTCTATTACAATCCATTCATCTGTTGCTAAATCATTTGTCCAGTCCATATCAATATACAGTCTGTTATCATGTTGATTAAATCTAATTGGTTTTTCACCTACTAACACATGGTCTAAAAAATCTAAATGTCTTAATACAACATCATAGTTAATAATACTTGTAGATGAAAAATCATAAAGGTCATTTAATCTCATTTGGTATCTTACATCAAATAAGTTTAGATTACCTTTATTGGAAAACGGAAGTATATTAATTACTGATATTACACTTTCAGGCACAACGATAAAATTATTATCTTCGTACCATGTTGTTGATACTGAATTTTTTGTTGCTGTTTCTGAACTAGGATTAATAGCTGCTAAACGAGTTTTTTCAGAAGCTGTTAATTTATATTTTAAATATGTTCTTCTAATAGAATCGTAATGAAACTGAGCAAAGTATTGTAAAGCTTCATCTATTCTATCATCTAGTTGTTCGTCACTAGCATTAACTTCAATAACAGGTTTCCCTAACGCTCTTAAAGCATATTGTTTTAATGTTTCTCTTGTGTTTGGGTTTGCCATATTATTATTTATCCTTATCCTAAAGCGACTGCTTGTGCGATAGCGAATGAACTTGTTGCTTTTGTATCTAATTGAGTTTGTATATTACTAGTTACACCGTCTGAATAATTAATTTCTGTAGCTGTAGCCGTAACTGCAACATCTTCATTAATTTTAGGACTAGTTAAAGTTTTATTTGTTAATGTTTTAGTTGTGCCTGAAAATAGAGTATCTATTTGTCCTAATGTAATTCTACCCTCTGAACCTCCATCTGAAGCTAAAAGTAAATCAGTAGCTGTTAATGTTGCACTTGTTAAATCTGTTGCACCGTCAATATTTATTACGGCTTCTACAGCTCCAAACTCTAAAGCGTTTCCACCACTATTAACTTTTAATACCTGTCCTGCACTTCCGATAGATAACGATACACCAAGACCACCATTTGCCAATGGTATCGTATCACTAGTTTGAAACTCTGCAAGACCTGTTACATTACTTCCTGTAAAGGTTGCTTTTACTGGAGTTTTATTCGCCATCTTATGCTACCACCAATGTTGTTACATCTGTGCCATCTGCTTTTGTAAATGGTATATGTAAGTTATTTAATATCTCACCAATTGTTCCTGATGTTTGAAAATCAATATCAGAGGAACTACCGTCTGCTTTTAAAAATGGTAATTGTGCATTTGCAGCTGTACCAAATGTTACTGTATCATTACTTGAATTGCCTGTTATGGTAACTAAACCTGATTGTGCAAGTGTAAGTGTATCTGTCGAACTATCAGCAGATACAACTGTTGAACCGTCTGGCATTGTAATATTTTTAAATATATCACCACCACCACCTGGTATTGTAATCGTTTTTGTTGCACCTGTACCTGTAGCAGTTACGCCAGCACCTACAAAGTTTAATGTTGAGGCTGCTGTTGATAATGAAGAGCCTTCTTCTTGTACAGTTAATTGAGCTGCACCTGCAATTGTTAAAGTATCACCTGATAAACTTGTTGTTACACCACCACTACCTGTTATTTTTAAACTTTCACCAGCGTCTAGTGATGTTGTAGTTGATGAATCATCAACAATTGTTAATAATGAACTTCCTGTGCCTTCAGCTAATTCTTTAACGATAATGACATCAGCATTTGCTGGTGCCGTGCCAAAAGTTAATGTAGAACCTGAATATGAAAAATCAGTTGTTGGCCTTTGAAAAACTCCATTTAAAAAAACTAAAAATTGTGAAACTGATTTTCCACTAGATACTGTAAAACCTGTTGTCGAACCATCGCCTGTAAATGCTCTTACAACACTTGAAGACATAAAAGTATTTTTGCCTTCAACTAATTCTTTAATAATAATTGACTCACCATTTACTGGTGCTGTGCCAAAAGTTAAAGTTGTAGAAGATACAGTATAGTCAGTAGTTGGCCGTTGATAGACACCATTTAAAAATACTAAAACATTTTCAACATCTGCTCCACTTGTAACAGTAAAACCTGTTGATGAACCATCACCTGTATAAGCTCTAACATCACCACTTAAAGGAGATGTTGAATCGCCACCACTACTTGTACCACCTGCAATTTCTTTGATAGTACCAGAGTCATTAATATAAAACTTTTTTGCTGAAGTATCAATTCCAACTTCACCATTAGCTAAATCACTAGTGGTTGGTGTACTTGTACCTCGTTTTAACTTAATAACTGTCGCCATTAATAATATCCTTTATTCAGTTGACGACTAATTAAAATGTTCCGCCGTCTAAACTTGTTACCGTAACTGCTCCTGAACTGACTGTAAAATTGTCTGAACTAAAAGAAGCCACACCTTTATTTGAAGTTGTTGCTAATTCACCTGCAATAGTTAATGTAGTGCCCGAAATTGTTGCATCCATTCCCTCACCACCTGTAATTTTCAAAGTTCCGCCTAAGTCAATATTTGATATTGTTGAAGAGTCATCAGAAAATGTAATAGTTGAGTTTGAAAGTTTTGCATTGGTAATCGAACCTGCTAATTTAGCAGTTGCAATTGAACCGGCTAACATGTCGTTTGTAATACCTGAAGCTTTAACTCTTAATGCGTCTGAACTTACTTCGATTGAACTGTCATCTACTGCAACATCAATTTGGTTACCAGTTTTTGTTAATGCGTCACCGGCACTAATTTGACCTGCACCTGAGAACTGAGCAAATGTAATATTTGTAGAACCAAATGTAGGTGTGCCATTATGTGTTGCAACATAACCGTTATCTGCGTTTGCTGTACCAGCTTCTACGAAGAAGAAAGTACCGCCTGTTAATTCAGAAGCTGTGTCTGCGTCTGGACTTCTTGTTAATACGAAAGCCGCTGAAGCGCCACCTGTTGCTGTTACTTTATAGATACCGTTTTGTACTGCACTTGCTTGGTCTTTAACAAGTATTCTATCATCAACACTTGGAGAAACACCATCAACTGATAATGCACCGTTAGCGTTAGCAGTTAAAGTACCTGCACCATTATTATAAGTACAAGCCGCTAATGCAGCTGTTGTAGCAACTGAACAAGATTCTTTAACATCAAGTCCGTTTGCAACACTATCCACATATGCTTTTGTAGCAGCGTCTTGGTCACTTGTCGGGTCAGTTACACTTGTAATTCTGCTTGAGTTTACATCAACTGTACCAGAACCGTTAGGGTCTAAAATAATGTTACCATTTGAGTCTGTAGATGAAATAGTATTAGCGTTAACATTTAAATTATCTACTGTTAATTCTGTTACACCTGCAATCGCTGTTGTAGCAGCACCTAATGTTAGTGTAGATGAACCTAAAGTGATTGTAGAGTTTGAAAGAGAAGAATTACCAATATTTGATAATGTGTTACTATTTGCGTCAATTGTTTTATTTGTTAATGTTTGTGTAGCAGCTAGACCAGCAAAACTTTCTGATTGTAAAGCACTATTAAATTCTGCTAAACTACCTGTTAGTGTATTGTTTGCTAAGTCAATTGATTTATTTGTAAGTGTATCAGTTGTCGCTTTACCTACAAGTGTGTCTGTAGCAGCTGGTAATGTTACTGTAACATTTCCACTATATGCTGAGTGAGCCGCTGATTGTAACGCTGTGTAATGTGCGTTAGAGCTTTCACAATATAATCTAATTGCTGATTGAGTACCGTCATTTTTAATTTCAATTAAACCGGTTGCTAATGTAATTCTGTCATTACCACCAATTTTAATATCAATTTGGTCATCTGTATCAGCAGTAATTGAAGTATCTTTGTCTGCGTCTAAAAATAATTCAGTACCATTCATGTCAACGCCATTGAACACAGCGTCATCATCAAAAGATACTGTCATAGTATCACCAGACAATGCCGTAGCAATACCGTTACCGCCTGTAATTTTTAATGTTTCAGTTAATAAGTTGATTGATGTTGATGTGGAACTTTCATCAACTAAAGTAAGTGTCGTTGCTGGAGCTGCAAAAGATAAACCACCTGAACCGTCAGTTGTCAACACATGACCACTTGAACCATCTGTACCTGGTAATGTTAATGCTAAGTTGGATGCTACACTATTTGGAGCTTTTAGTGAAACATAGTGAGAACCATTATTTGTTCCCTCATTAAACTTAATCGTACCACCTACTGTGGTAGAATTACCTATATTGAGTGTATCTACTGCTGAGTTACTATCTACTGTTAAAGCTGAACTCGCTGTTAGTGTGCCATCTACATGGTCTAATTTATCTACGAAATATTGGCCGCCAATTACTGTTATATTATTAGCGTCACCTGAACCATCTACACCACCCTCACCAACAAACAGTCTATCGCCGTTATTGCCTTGCGTACCAGTACCATAAGTATAAGCTAATTCACCTAGTTTTAGCGTTGATGGAGCCGAAGTATTTGCACTTCTTTTTATCTGAATTATTGTTGACATTTATAGCTCCTAAAAATTGCCTCCGTTAAACACCAATGTTCCTGTTGTAGTGTCTAACTCGTTTTTTGTTACGAATTTATCTGAAGAACCGTCATATTGTAATAATGCGCCGTCTGTTAAACTAGATGAATCTACATCTGTAAGACTTCTCAATCTATTCACATTTGTAATATTTACATTTGTACTCGGAACCTGAACAGATACCTGTTGTGGTCCTGAGGATGTGGAAGAGTTTATATTAGCTCTAACTCCACCAGTAGTATTAATAACTGCTTTCACCATCGGTTTCCTCTCTCTTTGTAATATTTATAATAAAAAAAGACTCAGGAATAATTAAACTTTTGGATTTACTGTAATAATGCCTTCGATAACTCTAGTAACCGTACTATCTGCGGTTTTTGTTATATAAACATCATAAACATATCTGGCAGGAGCGGATAAAGCTGTTGTTTGTGTATCAGTTAAGGAAATAGATATAACACCTGTTGAGGTGTCAGCTGCTATTTGTGTGGTAAATGAAACATATGTGGAAGAACCATAACTGCTTGCAAGTTTAGCTTCCGCTGTATAACCAGCTAAGTCAACTGCGTTACCATCTGAATTAGTTACAGTTACATCTGAACTAAAAGAAGCTCCTTGGTCTATTCTAAGATTTGCTACTGCTGCCATTGAATTGTTTTATTCCTTCTTGTATTTTTCCATTGTAAAAATTGGTTAATACTTCTATTTTTTCCAATTCAATTTCATGTCGGATTTTAGATTGTTGAATTTCTTGTCTAGCAGCTATGTAATTTCTTAACTCTATAGGCAATTGTTCAATATCATATTCTTTATCGTCTATCGTAATTGCATTATCAGCCATAATATATCCTTAATGTTATAGTTTTTTATTTTGTTTTTTGATTTCTGCAATCAATTTCGCTTTTGTAAATCGTTTATCTAATTCGACACCGATTTTTCTACCTAGTTTTTCTAACTCGGCTTTTGTTTTTTTATTTAAATCTTTTGTATCAATTTTTTTAACTTCATTTTTTAACACTAAAGGTTTTACAAAAAAACTTTTAATTTTATTCCATAATTTCATAATCATTCCTCTTATTTTATTAATTCTGATATTTATATCGTATAATTACGACACCTGAACCGCCTGAACCAGCAGAGTTAGGGTCATTTCCTGTACCACCGCCGCCGCCGCCTGTGTTTGCTGTTGCATTTGAAGCATTATTATTACCTGCTGTACCGGCACTACCGCCACCTGGACCTGCAGCTCCTCCGGAACCGCCGCTGTTGTTGGCTGCGCCACCGCCACCACCTGCTCTAGTGACTGCTGAACCTGAAATTTCTGAACTTGCACCGTTACCTCCGGCGCCTGCTGTAATAGCACCTACATAATCTGCACCTACACCTCCGGCACCACCGCCTCCACCAGAAGCGTGTACATAACTACCGCCACCTGGATGTCCGTCACCACCATTATTACCTTGAGATGGAGAAACTGGTGGAGTATTACCTATACCACCTTGTCTATTTGCTGCTGGAGCAGGTGAAACAGGCGCATAACCACCTGCACCTCCACCGCCTGAACCTCCTGCGTGCCATGAATCATTTCCTCTAGGTGAAGCGTCAAGGTTTGCACCACGACCACCAGCTGCTGATGTGATTGTACTAAAAACTGAATTTGAACCTGCTTGAGCTAAATATGAATTTGGACCGGCTGCACCGCCACCGCCACCGCCTACTGTAACAGGATATGTTTGTGTTGTAACTGATAAACCTGAATCTGAAGCCGCTAAAGGTGAAGCAGTGTATGAATCTTTAGGTGAATCTCTTCCTTCTCTAAATCCGCCTGCGCCTCCGCCACCACCTTGGTTTGCACCACCTGAACCACCAGCAATAACTAGATATGAAACTTTATTAGAACCGGATGAATTACCAGCATCCGATACAACAAAGTTTGATGATGAATTAAATAAATGAATTTTGTAATTACCTGTTGTTGATACTGTACCGCCTGTAGCAGTTACATATTGAGGACCAAAGTCTGCAATATTTGATTCGTTAGTATATAACCAACCTTTTGTTGCGTCTGCATAAACTAAAACCACACTTGCTCTTGTTGTAGTTATTTCTGAATTGCTTGCATTGCCTTGAATGTTTGAACTATTACGACCAATAGTACATGAATTTGTTTGAAAAGTAGCTGCATAATCTTTGATAGCAACATAATCACCTGCACTTGGTGAGGCAGGTAAAGTCATAGTAATTGCACCAGATGTAGTGTTTACAAAATATCCTCTTCCAGATACCATAGTTGTATCTGATGTTACAACTGCTTGCCAAGCAAAGGCTAATACTGAAGCAGAATCACCTAGTGCTAATGCACTACCGTTTAATGTAATTGAAGAATTTGCTAATTTATTATTTGCAATAGAACCTGCTAATTTTGCATTTGTAATTGTGCCGTCATTAATGTCGGCAGCTACAACCGTGCCGTCAACTAATTTAGCTGCGTCAACTGAATTGTCTGCAAGACCTGATTTTGTTACTTTTGTTAATGCCATGTTTTTATCTCTTTATACTATTTATAAAACTTATTGATACTTATACCTAATAATAACTATACCTGAACCGCCTGAACCACCTGCACCTGGTGTTTGAGAGTTAGGTGTTGAACTACCGCTACCGCCTCCTCCACCACCTCTGTTTGCTGTTCCAGCAGAACCAGCTGATGAGTTAGAATTAGATAAACCTGCTGTACCATTTCCACCACCACCTGAACCACCTGGTCCATATGAGCCTGGTTGGCAAGCTTTACCGCCTCCGCCTCCGCCACCTGCGTAAGTTACGGAAGAACCTGTTATTGAATTTGCTGAGCCATCACCACCATGACCTTTTCCGATAGGATTAGGAACTCCTGGACCTCCTGTTTGTGAAGCGCCACCGCCACCTGCACCGTGTTCGCCATCTCCACCGCCTACAGGATTACTACCATTAGCGCCTTCGCCTCCGTCACTACCTTGTGAAGGACTTACTGGTGGTGTATTACCATTTCCTTTTAAATTTCCTGATTGACCGCCACCGCCGCCACCTGAACCACCTGGTCCACCTGGATTACAGGCTGGTACATTTGAAGAACCTGCACCACCGCCAGCAGATGTTATTGTTGAAAAAGTTGAAACTGAACCACCACGGCCTGAAGAAGGAGCATTATCAAATGTTCCTGAAGGACTCGCACCTGCACCTCCAGCACCTATTGTAATTGGATAAGTTTGTGTCGTAACTGATAAACCGCCTGTATCTGGAGATGGATAATTTGTTCTATATCCACCGGCACCACCACCACCACCTCTTGCTTTACCGCCGCCACCGCCGGCAGCAACAACTAAATATTGTACTGAATTTGAACCAGTTGATGTGCCTGCGTTAGAAACAACAAAGTTTGATGATGAATTAAATGTGTGAATTTTGTAACTACCAGATGTTGCAACTGTTCCGCCTGTAGCAGCTACATAACCAGCAACGACTAAATCACCTACATTATGTTCGTCTGTAAATAACCAACCTTTTGTTGCGTCAACATAAACTAATGTTACTGAAGCCCTATTTGTTGTTAGTAGAGAATCGTTTGTATCGCCTTGAATTTTATGTGAGTTTCTTCCAATTGTTAAATTATTTGTGGCAAATGTACCTGCATAATCTTTAATTTGAATTGTGTCGCCAATTGTAGCACTTGATGGAAGCGTCATAGTTATTGCACCACCAGTTGTATTTACTATATAACCACGATTTGCAACCATAGTTGTATTTGAAGTTACAACAGATTGCCAATCTACACCTGCATTAGCAGTTATAGAAGCACCTAGATTTACTGAGGTGCCGTTAATTGTAAATGAAGAATTTGAAAGTTTTGCGTTAGCAATGGTAGAGTTGGCCAGTTTAGCACTTGTAAGTGTACTATCAGCAAACTCTGTGTTTTGAATAGTACCGTCTTCTATCTGACTCGTTGATACCGAGTTAGTTGCTAAACCGTCCTTTGGTAATTTTGTAAGTGCCATATATTTTTAATACCCTCTACCATTATTTATACTAAACTAAATGATAACGAAAACTAAGATTTATTAAAAAGTCTTTGTTTTCATTTT